CGTAAGTATTGGCCCCGGCCTAAACCTACTACGAAAAACTAAATGCCAATACTTACGACCGCTATCGCCTTCTTCGCGCGTAACTGGCGCCCAACCATGCTGCTCTTGCTCGCCGTCACCATTGCAGGGTCGCTGTACGGGTTGGGCGTGAGCCAGGGGAAAGCGTCCGTGCAAGCCAAATGGGACGCCGAGAAAGTTGAAGCCGAGCGCCTGGCCCGGCAGACACAAAACCGACAGGCCGAGATAGTCGCCGCCACTGAGGCGGAGGCGTCGGCCACTATTGCAAAGGAGAAACTCCGCCATGACCGCCTCATTGCCGCCGCTAGGGCCGAAGCCAGGGCTTCTGCTCTTGATCGCCTGCGCCTTAGCGCTGAGCTTGTCCGCCTGTACAACGACGCAGCCGCCCCCGAGTCTGCCACCGCTGCCGCCGAGCCTGGCGACGGCACCGGAACGCCCGGCCCCACTTGTGCCGACATCGCCGAGCGGGCGGTCGAAAACGCCGCCATTGCCAACCGAAACGCCGACCAAGTAGAGCGCCTGCAGCGATTCTACAACGAGCAGCGCGAAACGCTAACTCGTTGATTTATAACAAAAATTTAATAATTTGCCATACGATAGAGAGACCCTATGAAGTTTGGGAAAGACATTCCAACCCCGGCCCAGATCCGAGCGCTGAGCGCTCAGTTGTCCGAGGGCCTCGACGACGAACTCCGCAACGCGGTGGAGCGTGGGGACTACGCCCGCGCTCAGTGGTTTGTCGGCTATCACCGATGCCTCCAAGACATGAAGGACAAAGCCGATGCAATGGAGGACGAAGCCCGCGAGGCCGGTTCCAGGCCCGCATGAAGTCGAGCTTCACTCTTTGCTGGCCCGCAGCAACTACCCCCACCGCAGCGCTTGGACGCCCGAGGCTCTCGCCGAATGCGTCGCGCTGATTGGGGAGTCGGGCGGGCCAGCGGCAGCCGCATGGTTTTTTCCTGCCGACAACGTGCTCGAAATGCACGTAGCCTCGTTACCGGAAGTCCGCGGCAAGTGGGTCAGCCTAAAATGTCTGCGGGCGCTGTACGCGCTCGTAGACGACACCAAAACTGCCATCGTGGCCCGCACCACCGACCCCGCCCATGCGGGCTTTCTGGCCCGCCTTGGGTTCCGGCCCGCATCGAACCACACGTACATCCTGGAGTAGTCATGGGCTTACCTTTCTTGCGCCCGCCAAAAGTGCCAGCGCCGACCGCCCCGCCTCCTCCGCAACAGCCGGACTTGAAGGGCGCAGTGGTCAAAGAAGACACCTTGGCCGTTTCGCAGCGCCTGCGGAAACGAGCATCCCGCTCGCAGTTTCGCTTCCTCGGCGCGGACTCAGCCAGCAACAGCGGCGGCCCGGCGTCCAGTAACGGAGTAAGCCTCAAGTGAAGCTATCCGAACGCTACCTGGAACTTGCCCCGGATCGGGACGCTTTCCTGCGCCGTGCTCGGGCGTTCGCCGCCCTCACGGTGCCGTCTGTAACGCCGCCCGAAGGGCATACAAAGGAACTAATTCTACCGCAGCCATATCAATCCCTGGGCGCCCGAGGGGCCAAGAACCTGGCAGCCAAGCTGCTGCTGTCGTTCCTGCCTCCGGGCGGATCCGGGTTCCGCCTAACCGTCCCCCCCCGTCTTCTGGTCGAATCCGGCGAGCTTTCGCCGCCCCCGGACATCAAAAGAGGCCTGGCGCTCACCGAGACCCTCATCAACGAGAAGATCGGCGTTTTGCGCTGGCGGCGCCCGACGTTCGTGTCGCTTCTGCATCTAATTGTCGCCGGCAATATCGCCGAGTACATCCAGCCGGACGGGCGGATCAAGCAATTCAGGCTCGACCAATACGTCGTTCAACGCGACTGGGACAACACGCTACTCGAAGTGGTCGCGTGCGAGCAACTGTCGCGCCGAAACCTGCCGGCTGAATACCAAGGTATTGTGCCTGAATCCAAAGACGGCTCGGAGACCTGCCGGCTCTACACCCGCTTCGTCAAGGACAATGACGGGTACAGGTTCCAGCAAGACATCGACGACAGCACCGTAAAGCCGGAAGCCCGATACAACGGCCTGCTCCCGATCAACGCGCTTGGGTGGGACTTCGTACCCGGCGAGCACTATAGCCGATCCCACGTCGAAGACCTGTACGCCGACCTTGTGTCATACGACGAATTCTCGAAGAACATGAACGAGGGCGGCGCCCTGGCCGCGCGGCACCTGACGTTTGTGCGGCCCAACGCCGCGGGGGGCAATCTGCGCAAGCGGATCGCCGAAGCCCGCAGCGGAGACGTGCTGTCTGGTAACCCGGACGACGTGGCGACCCATCAGTTCGAGAACACCAATGGCCTACAGGTCGTCGCTTCGCAGATTGAGCGCCTCGAGCGCTCGTTGTCGGCGTCGTTCCTGCTGACTTCCAACCTGCGCCGCGACGCAGAGCGCGTTACAGCATACGAACTGCGGATGCTGGTTCAGGAGCTTGAGGCCGCCCTCGGCGGCACCTACGCCCTGCTGGCGGACGAATACCATGCCTGGCGCATCCAGAAGCTGCGATTGCAGATGGAGTCGCGCAAGGAGCTTCCCCCGCTGAACGACTCGGTAAGCCTGTCTATCACGACTGGCCTCGAGGCGCTAGGCAAGGATGAGACAGTCAACCGCGTCCGGTCTGGTCTGGATCTTGTCGCTGCCGCCGGGCAGTTCGCCGAAGACGTTTCGCGCCGCGTCAAGTGGAGCAACGTCATCGGAGAAGGCTTCAACGCGCTCGGGTTCGCCGATGCAGTAAAGTCAGAAGACGAAGTTAACCAGGAGCTTGAGGCCCAGCGTCAAGCTGAGATTGAAGCTCAGATCGTTTCGGCAGCCGCCGGGCCACTCGCAACGGCGGCTGCGCAACCGCAAGGACAATGACACAATCCGCAAATCCCCCGGCTGCACCGCAGCCCGGCACGCCTGAGTACAACGCGGCTATGGTCGCCGCGCTCGAATCGAACAACGCTGTCTCGACCGCGCCCGACCCCGTTCCCCGAGAGGAGTCCCAGCCGACTAAGCGCCCCGACGACGTTCCCGAGAAGTTCTGGGACGCCGAAAAGGGCGCCGTAAATGTTCAAGCCTTGCTGAAGTCCTACACTGAAGCCGAGCAGAAGCTGAGCGGCGGCAAGCCCGCCGAACAGCCGCCCGAAGCAAAAGAGCAGCCGAAGGCGGGCCTGACGGTGCCGGACGAAGCACAGCTTCAAAACTATGCGGCAGAGGTCATCGACAGCGGCTCGCTTTCAGACGCCTCACGCGACAGTCTGAAGAAAGCCGGCTTCACAGACGCCTTGATCGACCAACTGACTGCCGGCGTCTCGGCGCAGCGCCAGCTTCTCGAGGCAAAGCTGCACACGGCAGCCGGCAGCAAGGAAAACTTTAATCGCCTCGTTGCATGGGGCAAGGAGAACCTACCCCCGCACGAGCGCTCGCTGATCGACGACCAACTGAACGGCTCCGGCTACTCTGCGGCCCTTGACCTGCTAAAGCTGCGCTACGAAAAGGCCACGGGGTTCGACCCAACGCCTATCAGTGGCGGCGCTCCGAGCGCCGTCTCCGGCGCCTTCGCCTCGCAGGCCGAGATGATGGCCGCGATCAGCGATCCGAAGTACCGTGCCGACCCGGCGTACCGCGCCGTCGTCGCGCGGCGCATCGCCCAGTCGTCGTTCTGAACGTGTTCGGCTCCAACCCGCAGCCGTTATCCGCGGGTACCAATTCGTTTTAAGCTGACGCTTAGCTAGCGTCGGCCCATGCAAAGCCACAACAGCACCCGGCCAAGCCACGGCTTGATAACCGGCCCTCGCCGCTGTACGGCAAAGCACAATTACCCCTCCTGTAACCCCGCCCACCGTGCGTACCAGCGCGGCTTCGGGCATTGAAAGTAAAGGAAAGCTGCAATGGCTTTCGGTGACAACAGCACGCCGGCACGTCTAGGCCTCGGCCAAACCGCTGACGACCGTAGTCTGTTTCTCAAAGTATTTGGCGGCGAGGTGCTAACGTCCTTCACTGCCGCCACCATCATGAAGGGCCGCGCCCGTGAGCGCACCATCGCTTCGGGCAAGAGCGCTCAGTTCCCGCTGATGGGCACCGCGATTGCGGAGTACGCCACTCCTGGGCAAGAACTGCTCGGCAACACCTTCGCGTCCCACGAGCGTGAGATCACGATTGACGGGATGCTGGTCTCGCATTACAGCGTGCCGGACATCGACGCCGCCATGGCGCACTTTGACACCCGCGGCCCGATTGCGGAGGACATGGGCCGAGCGCTGGCTCGCGTGTACGACCAGAACGCGATGCGTCAGATCATCCTGTCCGCCCGCGCCGCTGCTGCTGGGACGTTCCCGGCGGGCAACGTCATCACGAGTGCGGGTCTCCTCGGCTCCGGCGCCATCGTTGGCCTAAACTGGATCAACGCAATTCGAGACGCAAAGATCCAACTGTTCAACAAGAACGTGCCCGAGAACGCGGAATTCAACATGGTCGTTAACGCGGCTGTGTTTGACGCGATCAAGTGGTCTGTGAACGCCGGCAATCAGTACGTCCTCATCAACCAGTTCCACGCGGGTCAAAGCGGCTCGCTTCAGAATCAGGACATGCTGAAGGTCGAGGGCGTTAACATCTATCGCTCTTCGCTGCTGCCCAACGCCAACGACACGGCAAACACCGCCGTGTTCTCGAAGTACCGCGCGAACTACTCGACCACGACCGGCATTCTCTTCACGCCGGACGCAATCGGTACCGTGCAGTTGCTGGGTGTGGCTATCGAAAGCACTCGAGATACTCGCCGTCTGGAAGACTTCATGGTCGCCCGTATGGCAGTAGGCCACGGCACGCTCCGTCCGGAGTGCTCCGTCGAGTTCAAGACCGCCTAACCGGCAAACCCTAAGGGAGGCCCTCATTATCGGGGGGCCTCCCTTTTTTTCGTCCTTTTCCCAATGCTGACCAAGCTTCAAGCAATCAACGAAATTCTCACGTCCGTCGGGGAAACCCCGGCGCTGACGCTCGTTACCGGCGCTGCCGACACGACGGCAGCCGAGACGGTGCTCGACGCAGAGACCCGGAAGGTACTGGCAAAAGGATGGCACTTTAACACCGATGAGGACTTCGAGATTGTCCCTGACGTGAATGGCCGCCTCGCAGTCCCAGCCGATGCCCTGGCAATCGACAACACTGCGGAGACCGGAGGCCAATACGACCTTGTGGATCGCGCCGGGTTCCTCTACGACAAGACGACTCACAGCAACGTCATCGGCAAGGCGGTCAAATGCCGCATCGTGCGCGACGTGGCGTTCACCGACATTCCCTTTCACATCCAGCGGATCATCGTAGCCCAGGCCACCCGGAAGTACCAGCAATCCTACATCGGTTCGGCGGCCCTGGACACCGCAGCCACCAATGAACTCGTTCAGGCCGTTGGGGCCAGTGAGGACACCGAGGCCGACAGCGATGACTACAACATCCTGGACAACCCCAGGGTCTACGGGCGTCACTGGCGCCGCCGGTACTTTGGAGTGATCTGATGGACGGCCTGTTCCAGACCACGGTTGGTCAGTTCTATCAAGGCGTTTCGCGGCAGCCGCCGACCAAGCGCGGCCCCAATCAAGTCGAGGCCGCGGACAACTTCTACGCTTCCGTAGACCAAGGTGGCCTCTCGCGCCGCCCCGGCACGGCATTGAAATTCTGGCTCACCCGTAGCAACTACGCCGCCGGGCCGCATCTGGTATTCAAGACAACGGACGGCGCTCGCTGGGCGCTACTGCGCCGCGCGTCTCCCGGCCAGATCGAGGTGCGCAACTTCGACAGCGGCAACCTGGCGACGCTTACGTCCTCTGTCCCGGCCCAGAACTACCTGAACGTCAACGGCGGGGCCAGGCTGAAGTATCTCCCAATCGCGGACTCGGTGCTAATTCTGAACCCGGATCAAACCGTTGCCGGCGCAGAATCCGCAGTGCCGGCCCTAGGAGTGGTGTACTTCGTCGTGCGCCGATCCTCCAGCGCCGCGCAGGCGTTCAGCATTAGCCGCTCAAGCGGCGGCACCGCCTCGGCCACCCTAGCGGCGAACAACACAGACACCCGCGAAACCGTTGCCGCCAATCTGCGGAACAACGCGCAAGCGGCGTTCGGCTCAGCCGGCTGCACGTTTACCGTGCTTGGACAGGCCCCGCACATCATCCGATGCTCTGGCCCCACGGCAGTGCTAAATGAACTTGCCTGCACGAACTCGTGGGACGGCGATGCGATCTACGCCATCAAGGGCCGTGTCGCGCGGACAACCGATCTCCCGCCTGTGCTCGAAGAAGGCGAAGTAGTTGCCGTAGACCCAAACCAAGGCGACCCGAACGCGGTGTATTACGTCCGATGGAGTCGCGCAAGCGGGGCATGGATCGAGACCAGCTATCTCCCGAACGATGGCCCGACCTACACGTTCACCGGATCTAGCCTGCCGGTGCAACTGCGGCGCACCGGCACGGCGACCTTCGACTTGGACGTGTGCCCGTGGGTAAACCGCTTGAAGGGCGACAGCAACACCAACCCGCGACCGTTCTTCACTGGCAAGAAAATCGCCGACATGGCAGTATGGAAAGGCCGCCTGGCCCTGGCCTGCGACGACACGATCACCTTCTCGCAACCCGACGACTACTTCAACTTCTGGAAAGAGACTGGGCGCGAGTCACGCCCCGCTGACGTAGTGGAAATTCCATGCGGCTCGACGGACGTAACAGTGATCGAACACATCGTCCCGTTCCGAAACAAGTTGATAGTGACCAGCGAGAACACGCAGCTTGAAGTCCCCGGAGACCAGCCGCTGACGCCGGAGTCCGCCGTGGTAAACGTAGCCACCCGGTTCAACCTGAACCGAGACTGCCGCCCAACGGTGGTCGGCGACGCCCTGTATTACGCGGGGACAGCCGAAGGCCGCTCGGCAGTCTGGCAGTACTTCTACGACGATACGGCGGCCTCGAACACCGCATTTGACTTGTCCAAGCACGTCCCCGATTTGGTGTTCGAGGCCGCCGTATCGTCGTA